AGGTATTAATTATACAGTCAATGATATATTAACAGTTGATAGAAGTATAGTTTCGGCAAATACACCGAATGCGGATACACCATCTACTAATCTTGTGGCAAGAGTCACCGCAGTTAATGCTTCACCGAGCGAGATTGTAGGAGATACACCATCAGGTCTAATAACTGGTATAGAATTTGTCAATGGTGACACACCACAAATTGATAGAGTTCAAGGGTTATGGGACAGCCCGTATAATGATATCATTTTGAATGTGACTTCGATTGATACGATACAAACTGATGGTCTATACAAAAGAAATGGTACACTAAATTCTAGACCAATATATGTAATGAACAGTCCTATTGATACTATTAATGATACGCCAGATAATAATGGTCTTACCGTCAGCTACAGCGGAGCAGAATGGCAATTAAAAACTGGCACTAGAGTATTGAGTACTAATAGACTTGATTCATTTGACCCACCAATTGGTAATTGGATAGATAATACTAAAGGCGGTGATACATCAATAGTATTTTCAACTACAGACAATGCGTTATTTAATACACCTGCATTAGTAACTGGTAATATATCTTTGGGAAGCGCAGTCGTGGTGAGCCATGATAGTCCAAACAAACTTATCGTTAAAAATTTAGAAGCTGAATATACTGACGGAGAGATTATAACTGCTGGAACTATTAGTAGAACAGTAATAAATACACAAATTACATAATGAGTGAAAAATTAGAAAAATTGAATAAGGCACTTGCTAAAAACGCAGTATCTACTAAACCTGTGTTGAAAGATGATATAAAATTAAACAATGATGCCGAAGAAGATTATAAGATTGCCAGAGATAATCTAAAGAATTTATTAAACAAATCAGATGAGGCGATGGATTATATGATGCAGGTTGCTGCCGAATCAGAGCATCCACGTTCTTTCGAAGTACTTGCAGGAATGTTTAAAACATCTGCTGATATGACAGCTCAACTTATAGACCTTCAGAAGAAAAGACATGAGTTGGATAAATTAAATAATGAGCCAACACAATCTGGCGGAGTGACTAATAATAATCTCTTTGTTGGCTCTACAGCTGATTTGCAGAAAATGTTAGCAAAGGGGAATGATGAGCCAAAACCAGTCAATTAACGGACAAGGATACAATGGTAATTCACTTGTCAAAAGAGATGGTATAACACACAATTATACACCTGATGAGATAGGTGAGTATAAGAAGTGTATGAAAGACCCAGTGTATTTCGCAAAGAAATATGTAAAGGTAATTAACCTGGATAAAGGATTAGTTCCATTTGATTTATATCCATACCAAGAGAAGATGTTTGAGCATTTCAATAACAATAGATTCTCTGTTGTTCTTGCTTGTAGACAATCTGGTAAATCTATTTCATCAGTAGTTTATATTCTATGGTATGCTATCTTTCACCCCGAAAAGACAGTTGCAGTATTGGCCAATAAAGGGGCCACTGCAAGAGAAATGTTAGCAAGAATCACTTTGGCTTTGGAGAACCTTCCGTTCTTTTTACAACCAGGTTGTAGAGTATTGAATAAAGGTTCTATTGAATTTTCAAATAATTCTAAAATCATTGCAGCGGCCACATCAGCATCTTCTATTCGTGGTCAATCAGTTAATTTACTATTCCTTGACGAGTTTGCTTTCGTTGAGAATGCTTCTACTTTCTATACATCTACCTATCCCGTAATTTCATCTGGTAAAGAAACCAAAGTGATTATCACATCTACACCAAATGGAATCGGTAATATGTTTTATAAGATATGGGAAGGTGCAGTTCAGAAAGCAAATGAATTTATATCTTTCAGAGTTGATTGGTGGGATGTGCCAGGTCGTGATGAAGAATGGAAGAAACAAACTATATCCAACACATCAGAGACACAATTTGCTCAAGAATTTGGTAATGAATTTATTGGTAGTTCTACGACTCTTATTTCAGCCGATTGCTTATTAGGATTGAAGACGAAAGAACCGATAAAGACTGTGAGAGATATAAAAGTATACGAAGAACCTCAACCAGAACATCAGTATATAATGACCGTTGATGTATCAAAAGGTAGAGGCCAAGACTATTCAACCTTTACAGTATTTGATATATCATCTAAACCATTTAAACAAGTTTGTACTTATAGGAATAATTTGATATCACCTTTATTATTGCCAGACTTGATCGTACACACAGCCAATCATTATAATGAGGCCATCGTTGTTATAGAAAGTAATGATGCAGGTCAGGTCGTGTGTAATGGTGTCTATTATGATTTAGAATACGAGAATATGTTTGTTGAAAGTGCTATATCTTCTGGTGGTATTGGAGCGACTATGACAAGAAAGACGAAGAGAATAGGTTGTTCTAATATGAAAGATTTATTAGAGCAAAATGGATTGGAAGTATGTGACATTGATACAATTACTGAATTAACCTCATTTGTTCCAAAAGGTTCAAGTTATGAAGCAGATAAAGGATGCCACGATGATATGGTAATGAATTTAGTTATGTTCTCTTGGTTTGTATCAACTGATGCGTTTGGTGATATTGATGATATTAGTTTAAAAGAGATGCTCTATAAAGATAGAGAATTAGCAGAAGATGAGATGTTAGACTTTGGATTTATGCATAATGATGGTCGTGATGACGAGTATATGAATATGGTAGAGCAGCAAAGAGCGTGGAAAGACCTATAAGTATAAATAGTAGTATGAAATAAACTCTTATTATGTTTAACATATTAATATTAACTGAAAACAAAAGGTAAAAATTATGGGATTCTTAGTCTCTCCAGGCGTCGAAGTCAAAGAACTTGACTTGACCAACGTAATACCAGCGCTATCAACATCGATTGGTGGTTATACTGGTAAATTCAACTGGGGTCCAGTAGGAAAACTTATAACAGTAAGTTCTGAAAACGACCTCACCGAGGTTTTTGGAAAGCCAGATGGTACGCATCAGGGGTCTGTATTACAGGCTGGGGCGTTTCTTAAATATGGCAATACTCTAAAAATTTCTCGTGCTGTTCAACCACTAGATAGTGGTCAAACAACAATTCAAGAAACCGAAACAATAACCGCATCTGTAGGTACATCAACCTCTGCAGATTTAACAACAACAACAGGAAAGATGCTCATTCTTAATGAGGACGATTTCGAAGCTAATGGCTTAGCTGCTGGTGTTGTAGCTGCTGCAAGATGCCCAGGTTCTTATGGTAATAGCTTAAAGGTTCTTATTGCTAGAGGTAGCAATTCACGTACAACAACAAATGATTCACCTGCAACTATAGGTTCTGGTAAACACGCTTCTAATTTGATGGCATCTAATTTTGATGCTGCACCAGGAAGTGTTGCTGTTACATCTGATGACACAACTGGAACTGAAGATGAAGTTCAAGTTCTTATCGTTGACGAAGATGGACTTTTATCAGGTACAAAAAATAATGTACTAGAAAAATTCCAAGGGTTATCACTATGTTCTGATGCTAAAACAGATGATGGCAGTTCATTATACTACTACGATGTTATCAACAACACATCACAGTATATCTTCATTAATAAATTAGGCGATGCTACTGGCGGTGCTAATTTATATACTAATGCTGATAAAACTGTTGCTGAAGTTGAATCTGGTGATAATGACCTTGCTGATGTTCTATCAGCTGATGATGCACAAGCTAATGGTACATTCCAAAATGGTTTATACCAAAAGTCATTCACATTAGGACAAGATGGTACACTTACTAAAGCTGCTTATAAAACTGCTTTAGATTTCTTCGCAGATGCTGATACAGTAGACGTAAATCTACTTTATGCAGAATCAGGTCAGTTCTCTGACACAGGCGATGTAGATAAACAAGCATTAGATACAGATGTTGCAACACTTGCACACAAGAGAAAAGATTGCGTAGCTTTCATTTCTCAGCCAAGTAACGCATCACTAAATGCAGTAGAAAAACAAACCACAGAAGCTACTAAACTTGAAAAAGTCACAGATGGAAGCACAGGATACGCCGATAAGATTGTAACTGCTCTAGGAAATACCCTAGGAAGTTATGCTGTTGTCGATAGTACACCAGTATATGTTTATAATAAATATGCTGATAACTATGTGTATATTCCAGCTGCAGGACACATCGCAGGTCTTTGTGCTGCAACTGACGCGTCAAATGACCCATGGTTCTCTCCAGCAGGATTCAACCGTGGCAACCTACGTGGAGTCATCAAGTTAGCATTCAACCCTAACCAAAGTTCAAGAGATACATTATACAAAGCTAATGTTAATCCTCTTGTGACATTCCCTGGTCAAGGTACAATATTGTTCGGAGATAAAACAGCACAGCCTAAAGCATCAGCTTTCGATAGAATTAATGTTCGTAGATTGTTCATTACTTTAGAAAAAGCGATATCAACAGCTGCTAAATTCTCTTTATTC